CGTCCTCGCCCTTGGAGTAGGGGGCAAACAGCCTGCCGGCCCTATATGCGAGGGATGGACGGAAGATACTTGTGCGCAGTGATGGGGAAGTCGCGATAGCATCGGCAGTCTTATAGCGTATGACAACGACGCCCTTGCCACCATCGCCACCCCAACAGTTCCCAAGGCTTGTCGAACCTGCCCCGCCACCTCCACCGCCAGTGTTGATGACTCCGGGGTTACCATTACCCCACCCCAGTCCTTTGCCCAGTCCCCCACCGTGCGTTGCTCCACCGGGGGCACCGTAACTCAACATACCGCCGCCACCGCCGCCCGCGTAACCTGCCGACTGACCAGAGAGGCTGCTGACTAGACCTGCCCCCCCATCACCGGCTTTCTGCGGTGCTGCGGTGAAGGTTACATCGGCTCCAAATCCATACCCGTTTGCGTTACCAGCGTAAGCCCTGACATAGTAAAGAGTGCCCGGAGCCAGTGGCGTCAGGGGAACGGTATATGCTCCCGTCTCGCCGCCTACGGCAAAAGCCGAATCCGTCCCGCCCGGCCATCTACCTACTTGCACTCCCCGCTCGCCGATGCCCGCGCCCATGTCAGAGACTACGGTACCATTGCCGGTTGCCGAGGTTGAGTGGATGCCACTGACGGCTTGGGTTGTTACCGTAGGGACACCGCTCGCAGGAGGAGGAGGTGCAACGTAGGGCTCATACGTTACGCTAACCGTTATCTGGTCGATATAGACGCTGACCGCCGCTCCGGTAGTTCTTCCGACAAACACCTGCATCCAAATAGATTGTGGATTATTCGCTTCTGTGGGGGTGGGCAGCCCAGAGGAAATGTCAGCAGTGGCCCACCTTCCCGATACGGCCCCCGTATCGTAGGCGTATTGTCCGAAGCTCGGAAAACCAAATCTTATATAACTTCCAGCGTTACTCCCCCACCAATAGGCAGCCACGTGCATCCCGGTAATTGTGGCATCGAGGGGAATGGCGAAGCCAAACTGCCCCGCAGCCCCATACTTCTCCGAATCGTTTGCCCCAAGGTCGCATGTGGCGAGATAAGAGTCCATATACTGAAGGAAGCTGGGGCTGAAGTTGGTCCACCGTTCCGACCAGCTTGTCGCCGTGGCGGTTTTAGTTACCGTTACCGACATCAGCTTGCCTGCCCCGCTTGTCCGGCGGCACCCTTGCCGCCGCCGCCGCCCGCAGGATACGGGGCGACCGTGCTACCAGAATTACCGCCCGCGTAGCCCTGACCAGACGTGGGGGCACCGCCGACCTCGGCAGCCAGGTCATCCGCACCGCCGCCGCCACCAGAACCACCGACCTGACCAGCCGCCCTATACATACCTCCGCCACCGCCGCCTTTGGCGGTGCGCGAACCGAAGATACTGTCTGCTCCGAGCCCACCACTTACCCCAGCTCCCCCATTCGCCATCCCCCCCGTGCCACCGACGCCAACAGTTACGTCCATGCTCCCGCTAAGTTCCTGTGCTCCCAAGAGGACGCCACCGCCACCCCCGCCCCCCGAGGAACCGCCGCCACCACCCGCAACCACGAGAACCTCGGCAGTGATAGGAGAGAGCAGGTTTCCATATTTATCAACACGTGGAGGACATACCAGCGCTCCCGAGCCCGTAAAGGTGTGAATCGTGTACTCTCCAACGTGAGTGATGACGCCTCCAGTTGGAAGCACGTCGCTTGCTGTTTCAGTAGTGATTCGCGCATCGGACCCCGCGCCGATGAAGTCAAAGACGTGGGAGTGTCCGCCATCGTCGATGTCCCAGCGCCAGCAAGCCCTCTCGGTGAGGAAATACTCATCCTTGACGCCGATACATGCCGCCCTAATCCTGTTGTCGTTGCTAATGTCGGCGGGAACTTCCGTCTTCTCGGGCTCATCCCCGATCTCAAAGAGTAGTGCCGACATTCCACCCGCAAACCTGTAGACAGCGCCCTTGCCCACACCAGTGACTCGACTTTCAAAGTATCCGCCAACGTCAACGTTGCTAAGGTAGCCCACGGCGCAGGTCGCAATGAAGCCCGCCGGGAACTCGGCGGCTTGTTCCGTAACCATGGTCGATGCTGTCGCGTCGTAGGTCAGCTTATAGATATACGACCGACCATTCTGCGCTACCACCCAGTACACCGCGTTACCAGCCGACACCAGGGCAACCGACTCGTTTGTGCCGTTGAGGAAAGCGGGCACCTTCTGCGTGTACACTCCCGTAGTAGAGTCCACCAGTCCCGCCCCAAGGGCTGTCGCCGCAAAGAGGAAGCCCCCGTTGTAGGCCATGTGCTCGATGGGGGAGGTCGTCGCAGTGGTCCCGAACTTCGCAAAGGTTCCGACCGCCGCGCCCTTGTTGGACCAGATGCCCGTTGAGCCGCCGCCGGGGACACAGAAGTAGAGACTTGTGCCGTCCGTTGCAAACCCGCCTATCGTGGAGCTGATCGTGTCGCCGCCAATGGTCGCGCTACCCCACGTTACGCCGTCGTCGTTGGTGTACTTGAGCGTGCCAAGGGAACCTCCCAGCCAGATGTAGCCACAGGCCGAGAAGATAGGACCAGCAGAGTTCATCGCCTCGGTACTTACTACGGGGCGAAGTAGCTTGAGCTGTCCCTTGGTGGAAACGTCAACGTAGGAGCTTGCGAGGTAGCGGGAGTACACGGAAGACTCGGAGTCAAGCGTCTTCTGGCCTTCACCCTGCACCCAGTCAAGGTGCGTGATGGCCTTGTCGCCCTCGGTGTCCCTTACGTCGTACTGCCCACCCGGCTGCGTGGGCGTCGACATAGCGGCGTTGAGGGGAACGTTGGGAGAGGTCGCGGTATGAAGAACCGCAGGCTGGGTCTGGTCGAACACGTAGCCAACGGACTCATCGTCCTTGTCCGTGATCCGGAGGTCTGCGCCCAGAAGCGTCACCTCGACATCCAAGGAGGCATCTTGTTCGCGGCTACTTGCAGTTGGTAGCGCATCATCCATGCCTGCACGCCATCGTTTATCTGGCGCGGCGAAAGGGTACCGACGCCCTGCGTGTTGACGGCAATGTCGGAGCGGATGCGGGGAGCTATCTTCTGCGTCAGGAGATACCAGCAGGCGTAGGAGATGATCGGCCCCTTAGCCCGCGCGGGCAGCCCAGCCGTAGTCTCCAGCGTGTCGGAGGGTTCAACGAGGGGGGATGGTCTATTGATGCAGCGCACACGCATAAAGCCTGTCGGCGCACTAAAGAAGCGCAGATTCAGATGATCACCATCGCTCAGCCATTCGTACTTGCTGCGGGCCATCTTTGTGTAGGCCCCCGCAGCGTCGGCACGGGTCTCAACGGCGGTGATGAACTGCGTCTCTGGGGGCAACGCGTACTCGTAGGTGTCCGCCACGAGAGGGATGCTGGTGTCGGCCTTGGGCACGTAGAAGGCGGGGAAAAGGTTGTTGATACCGGCGTTGACTGCCTGCAAGACAAGTTCGTCGGTCCAGCAGGCGTGATTGAACTTCGCCGTCAGGGGGACCGATAGGGCGGGAGCGGCGTCAAAGGTGATGACTCCCGAGTCGAAGTCCATGGTAAACTCCGTAGTTGCCACGCCACCCGCCTCAACTACGAAGGCACCGTTATCTACGATGTACCGGGCCAGGGGGGCGACGGTAAAGGATGTGGTTGTCCCGTCGCCAACGGCGTTCCACGAGCCGGAGGCGGCGTGGTTCTCAAGTTCACCATTTACAAGGGTAACGAGGTCGTCTTGAGGAACGGTGACCGGGGTGCCAATACCTGTGCCGCTCATGCGACCACCTCAATATCTGGAGAATCGAAGTTTAGGCCAGCTTTCTTTGGCCAAAAATAGTAGGTGCCTGCGTCAAGCTGAGGCACTGGCTGTAGTGCTCCGAAGTCGTCGGTACGGCCGGAAGTCACAACCTCTGCTCCTTCAACATCCGTTGTCACCCACACCTTGGCGTCGGGTATTGGCGTGCCGTTGGGGGTAGTCAGGGTGTAGGGCCAAGCGATTGCACCGGGGCCGCCGATGGTGTCGGTCTTGGCCTTGATGGCCGCGATGTCCAGAGCTTCGGATGTAAACGCAAACATCTCTGTTGCATATCTGGGGACAGTCTCCCCCGTGTCCCACAAGACCACCCGACCAGCTAGGGTGGCGTTGTCAACCTCTACGCCGTACTCGCCGCTACCGAGGTCCGTGATCCCGGCTGTGACGCGCGCCTGGTGGGTCGACTTGTCGGCGTTGAGAATCGCGTAGCCCGGCGTGAGGCCGGTCGTGCCGGTCGAGAATGTTATGAGCATGTTGGCCCCCTCATGGCTGCGGAATCACGATCATGGTCGGGGCACTGGAATAGGTGACAAGGAGTGCATCGCCATTTCGCAGGTGGAACGCGCCTCCCGTCATCCCCGTGCCCCCGAAGTTGCCGCCGTCATTCGTCGACATATCAATGCTGCTAACCGTCCCCCCTCGGACGAAGACGAGTCCGTCTAGGGTGGTGAGGTTGGTATACGTGAATGGCGATGCGCCTACGCTGATTGCCGCCGGAGCGGGCTTCGTTGGGTAACGGTTGTTCTTGCAGCGGAGATTGTGGACGTTATCGGTTCCATCCGGGGAGTAAATGTACCCATTACACGTAACGGCGCTGAAGTCGCACGACTCGAAAAGAAACTCTCCAGTGATCGTCAGGCCCGAGGAGTCGCTCACAATAATGGGGCGTCTGGTCGAGTGGTCGCCCAGGTTGACAAGAGTGAAGTGCCGGACGCTTCCTCCCGTGAGGAGGTTGGGCGAGGGGTAGATGCCCCCGAGATGGATACACTCAACAGAAGAAGCCCCCGCCCCGAAGACGATGATGTCGGAGGTAACTCCGTCTATGTCGTACTGCACGGTATCGCCGCCGAGCAATAACCCTCTGTGACCGTACTTGTAAGTACCCGTCCCAGCCGTGCGGACATAATCGTGAAGGTCCCGCAGGGTGACAATGGTAGGCCCTACCGGGCAGAAATGAGCGGTTCTGGTGTAGCAGTACTGGACGTCAGAGGCTGCCGAGTTCTTGATAGAGCTGCTGTATCCGCTGACGTAAAGTTCGTCTATACCGCCCTCGAAGTCCAGGGGGGGGTAGGGGTTATCAGTAAAGGGTTCCGCATAGTCGCGAGATGACCGGCAGTTGACAATCTCGACGCGATGGACGCGCACCGTCCCACCCATCCCGAAGTCCACACAGGCACTTACGGTCAGGGCGTCGCGGAGCACGGTGCAGTTCTCGTATCTGACACAATCTGCGCCAGGCCCAAGGGTCGGTCCAAAGTTGATCGTGCCAAAGGCACATGCCCAATTGTTCTTCACGGTGCAGTTACGAAGGAGGGCGTTTGTGGCGTTGTTGATCTCGAACCCGAGGTCGCCAGCAGCCTCGCCGTAGCAACCGTCCATGAGGAGCGTGCCGACCTTGGCCCGCCCGCCTATCTGGAAACTATCGCCACCTTGGTCGACCGGCGGACGTTGCAGGGTGCTGTGATAGCAGTCCCGTAGGGTCACTCGGTCTATCCAGTAGTTAATGTCATACGCCCCGACGACGGTTTCATAGGCGGCAATGAGGAATCCGTAGTTGCCACCCTCAACGCGCACGTTGTCGCAAAGGATGTCCTCGATGTAATGACCGCCTCCGCCTTCTGGCTCTGCGCCTCGAATAGACACCGCGATGATTTGGTGACTGACGTCGAAGTGAAGATCGTAAAGACGTATGTCTCGCAGGGTGATGTGGTGAAAGCTCTGGCTCGTGCCGCCGAGGGCGACAATCCACTCGATTTCGTCAACGGAGGCGTAGTTGGAGCAGTCGACCTCTAATCCCTCGATAAGGAAGTAACAAAAGACATCATCGGCAGAACCGGCTGCCGAGCTGATTGTGGGACCGGCCGTCGACGATGGCAGTAACGTAGCCCCGTAGCCCGATAGCGCGAGTTGCCCCGTGTTGCCCGGCGGAAGGGTCAGGCCGGTGTGGATGTGGTAGATGCCGGGCGGGAAGACGACCACGCCCCCAGTCGTCCCGCAGGAATCAATGGCCGCCTGTATTGAGGCGCTGTCGTCGGTCGTGCCGTTACCGGCCGCGCCGAAGTCGCTCACGTTGACCCACACTCTCCGTGCCGTCAGCCGTGCCGTCATCACATCCCCCTACAGATTCTTGAGATGACGGGGAAGCGGCCTGACCGGATGGGTATGGCGAGTGTCTCCATCATCTCCAACTCGCCGACGCACACGTAACCGGAAACGTCATTGGTGGCGGAGATGTGCAGGCGGTAATAGAGGTACGCGGTCGTGTTGAGGAGAGGGAAGGTCTTTTGGGTGTTCAGCGAAGCCGCCCAATCGGTGATGTCCGTCTGCGTGTCGAGCGTCACCCACGTGGTGCCGTTGTTGCTGCCCTCGAAGGTCCACGTCTTCGGCGCACGGACGTTCTGGTAGTTACGCGAGGTGAGGGTGTACTGCGTGATCGTCTTCGCCACGGCGAACTGGTATTCAAGCCACTTGGGGAAGTTCGCGGGTCCAGACTGCCAGCAAATATCGTCGACATTGGAGTGGTCAAACGCCTTCCAATCATAGCTTGCGCCTACGTAGTCGCTCGACGTGACCACGCCGCTGGGCTCCGTGGCGGAGGTCATCGTGGGGATGATGTTGGCGGTGTAGGTCATAGCGCCACCGTCCTATGCGCGTCCTGGTCAGTCACTCATGCTCGTAAAGCGCACGACCGCTCCCGCCGTCGCACTCTGGACGTGGGCCTTGTCGTCGGCAGCAGTGCCGGTGACGGTCACGGGGAACACGGTGGGGGTACCTGCGGCGACGTAGACGCCTACAGTAGAAGTAGTGGCCTCCCCCATGGAGACGATGCAGCCGCTTCCGCTGAAGACCGAGAGGTACTTGCTGCCCGCGACCATTGCGTTGGCCATCGGGTAGTCGGTGTTGGCGTTGGTGCAGGTGACTTCCTCGGAGACTGTGCCGAGCTTCTTGAGTTTGGCGGCGGTGACGCCACCCATGACCAGTTCACCGCTGGATGACACGTTCAGGTTCTTGTAAGTCCCTGTACTCGTCTGACCCTTCATCACGATGGACATCTTTTACCTCCTGATTGCCAATTTCCCGTCCGTGGCGCGTCCCACGTCAGAGGTAGTTGGGCGGGGGCGCAAGCCCCCGCCCCTGTAGTTTCAGTAGCCTATGGCGAAGCCCGTCACAACGTAGTCAGTAATAACCACGGTAGCGTCTGCGGTCATAATGCCAGTTGCCGCGTAGGAGTAAATCTTCCCAGTAGCGGGGGCACCGTTTGCGGCCGGAACGTATACCGACAGAAACCCGAGGTCTGCCGATGCCCGAGCCGGATCGTGGAGTGGGCTGATAACTGCCATAAGAACCTTGTTCGGGAACAGGGCTGACAGGTCGAGGGTAAGACCGGCGATGGGAAAGGTGCCGGTACCAGCAGTAGCGGTGAACGCCTTGATGGAAGCGCCGGGCTTATTCTGAGCCCCGCCGCAAGCGGCAACAATCTTCTGGCTGATGCCAGTAACAGCTGCGGTCGTAAGAGTAGTGTTGGCCATTACTCACCTCCTAGATGAGTGGTGTGGGGAGAGGGCCGAAGCCCCCTCCCCACATTTCATTCAGAGGGTCAGGTCGGCCAACTGAGCAGGGTCATGCAGCCGTGGGCCTTCAGTGGGTCGATGACTCGCATCGTGTACTCACCGAGGATGCGCTTCTTGTACGCATCCGTGCCGTCAGGCGTGCTGGTTGCCATGCCCCACTCCATCTGCATCCACGGACGGAAGGGAACAAGCTCGACCTTGTTCATGTTGAGCAGGAACAGGTTGCTCTTGAGGACTAGGGGATCAGGCACAATCTCCAGCTCGAAGCCGAGGTCAGACAAGAGGTAGGTCACATAGCGACCCCACGTCTTGTCCACGCGCTCGACGCGGACCTTATCCGAACC